TGAGCCATGTCAGTATCCTCGAAGGTAAGGGGTGGGAGGTAGGCTAACGGAGAAGAAACTGCCTACCTCCCTAACCCGCGACGGCAGGGAGGGACCGCCGCGGGGGACCTGTTATGCGCCCGGAGACGCGTACATTGCCAGAGGATCAGACACACCGAACGAGTAACGCTCTTGCGCCTTGTAGCGCACGTTACCGGTATCGAAGTCGCCGTCCATCTTCTGGGTCAGAGCCTTACGCTGGAAGTGCTTAAAGCCATCAGTCACACTAGTCTTCAAGAACCAAGCATCGGTGTCTGTCAGGTAGTGGTTGATGCAATAGCCTTCCGGGATAGCTGACAGTGAGCGCAACGCGTTCAAGTCGTTATCCGCTGTGCCGACGCGCAGGTTAGAGCCGAGCAGGCGCTCAGCGACGAACTGCAGGTCAGGCGGCAGGATCAGCTTCATCGGGCGAACTGCGATCGGCAGGTTGCGATCGTCTACCCACTTGGAGATGTCGATCACTGCTTGCTCGAGAGCGGTCTCGTTCAAGTCAACGGCGGTCACCGGGCGGTTAGCGTTAGAGCCGCCGAACATCAGCGGGTGGTCTGTGGCAAACAGAGCCTTACCGTCACCAGTTGAGTACGCAGTCGAGAAGCCGTTGTTCAACGGGGTCACAGCTTTTACCTGCTTGGTGTAGGCCATGGAGTAAGCCATTGCCTTGGTGTAGCGCTTCGCCAGAGAGTCGTACAGATTGTCGTCCATAGCCTCTTCGGTGATTGCAAAGCCCATCCCAATAACCTCGTGGTTATAGCGGGTAGACCATGCTTCTTGTGCGGAGTCATACTGAATGCCCGCACCTTCCTCTTTGACTTGCGCGGCGCCGAAGCCAGACAGCTTAACGTCTTCTTCGTATGCCTTGTTAGAGGTCTCGGTTGCGTAGATCTCCGCATGCTCATCGGCATAACGTTGATACTCGAGGCCGAACAATGCGTTCAAGCCGGGTTCCAGTTCCTTAAGGAGCTGAGCGCGTGAAATAGCCATTTAATCAGTCTCCTTAGATGCCGACGGCGTTGGTATAGGAGTGGTAGCCCGGGTTAAACTTAACCAGGATATCCGCGTAGGTGTCAGAGATAGCGTTGCCCACTTCGTCAACCACACCCAGGACACGGAAGGCCGCAGTGGTGGTTACGGTAGTAGACTCCAGCGCTGACAGAGAATTGCCGGTAAACGTGCTGCCGCCGGTACCGGCGGTAACGCTCTGAACCGCGGCGAAAAAAGTATTCGCGCCCACGTCAGATTGATCAATCACGCCGTCTACTTGACCGCGGAAGATTACGTTTGGATCGGAGATGATTTTGGCTTTAGCGTTAATCGCACCAGAAGGGTAGTACTGGCTATGTACAACGCGGCCTTCAGAGTTTTCATACTCACAGCCGACGAATACGCCGATAGTACCTGCGGGGAATGCGTTACCTGAGGCATCTGCGCCAGAGGTAGTAACGAGGGTGATGTAGCCGTCGGCGCCTACGGCGACGACTTGACCATTGTAAAGGTTGCCCGTGTGCCCGGCAGGGTCCATCGGGCGGGTCTCAATGGAGCTAGTCCAAGGTAGACCATCTACGCGCTTAACGGGGCGCAGGCCGTAGGGTGATGCTGTAGCAGCCATCGTGTGGTCCTCAATTTGGCCACATCACCCTACGGGATTAGCAGCCGGTTACGAAGTCGTTGATCGCCGGGAAATATCCCCTCGGGATACCGGCATACGTGAGTCAGACTCACGCAAGTAGTGATTGTCGATCGAATCAATCTGTGCTTGGCCTTTTTGCGCGTAATACTTGTTACGCTGCGCGACCATGCGGGAGTCGATCTGACAGAGCAGTAGACCGCCTACTTCGATGCCCTCAGGGTACTTTGACCCTTCGTCAGTGATTAGGTTTTGGAACTCCGGGAAATCTGCACGTCGGCAAGCTACATAGCCTGAGCGAAATGCTTTGGAGACGTTCTTAGTGTCCGATTTACCGACCATGTCGGTCCGAACCCACTTAAACGAAACTCCGTCCCGTGGTTCTGGCTCTGGAAGAACTGAGGGGGCGACCCATTGAGGTTCACGCTCTTCAGCTTCTCGAGTTTCTTCAACACGACGAGTGCGGGGCGCACGTGTAGTACTAGTCATTCATTTGCTCCATCTTGAGTTTCTGCTCCGCATACTGTTTCGGTGTTAACCCTAGAGACGTCGCAATGGACATCTCGGAAGCGGTCAATCTAACCGTACGTCGTGGTTTCTTTCCGCTGCGGGTGGCGGGGGCGACGACGGGCG